CAGAGTTCCATTCAAATACTTCACCATCTACAATTAAACAAATTGCTTTATCACCAAAGTTATCAATGGACCACATACCAGGATCTACAATTAAGTCTCCTGATGCTGCCTCACCCCAAGCTACGAAGCTAGATGTATTTGTAACTGTATCACCAGCAGAGTGTGATGCAGCTGTCGTGTTTCTAACAGCTCTTGTTACACCTGTAAGTGTGTTTGTAGATATACCTGTGTAAGATATTTCTTCTGTTCCTATCTGCACAAAGTTTGTACCAGATGAAGGAAACTGTGAAGCATCGTTTAATGTTATACTTGTAGAGGACGAAGATATGTCGGAAGATAAAACTGTAGTAAAAGCTCCTACTTCTTGTCCGCCCCAAGATCCAAGAGACCAACCAAATCCTTGTGTTTGTACATCTGGTCCTACTCTATAATAATGTTGAACTCTAATACCACCAGACTCTGAAGCTCCGGAACCTGATTCTGCTGACGGCATTGTTATTGTAATTGTGTTTGACGATGGCACGGTTGTAACCATAAATCTTATGTCATCAAAATTAGCTGCTGCGTAATTTGAATCTGTAGCAGTTGAAAAGTTATCTAATAATACTATGTCTCCTGCCGTAATACCGTGATCTGTAGAAAAATTTATAGTAACAGTTGTTGATCCGTTAGTCGTGCTAAATGCATTGGTAAGTGTGTTTGTAGATTTAATTGGGTGTATATCATAGAACACGCCACCTGAGTAAGCGTATAAAATTCTGTTTGATCCTATGATAGAATACTTTCGACCTGCACTGTTAGTAAATTGGTGTAAAGCTCTAACAGCTCCAGTAATATTATCAGCTCCAAGTTGTTTCCAACCACCTATTTTTTCAGGAAATAAATATCTGAAACGAACATTATCACAGTCTATCCACTGACCTTCTGCGGCTGTAGCAGTGATTTGTTTATTGATTCCAGGTGCAAAGTTAACCTTTTGTAACATAGATCTCCAGATTATATTAGATTGCGTTGATGTTCAACGTTATTTGGGTATGCCCAATATAGGTCTTTTATCATACAAATTTGTTTTTGCAAACCTTCCATCTGCATGATTATAGTGTAGAAATACTTGACCACATAATTGACCCTCAAAAGGCTCTCTCCAATGCTCTAATTCACAGCCAGAGTAAATAAGCATATCACCTGGTTTTAGGTCTACTTTTACGCCTTTGGGTGCTCCGGGCTTATGTAGGGATTTATACTCGTCTATGACGTTGTCAGACCCCGTAGGATCGATAAATATAGGCCATGCATCTCCACCTAGGTTTAGTGTAGTTGATATCTCACAGCTAGGTCTATCTTTATGTCTTCTAAGAATATTACCTTTTCTATAAAGTCTTGTGTATGAGTATGTTGGTACTAATTTAAGTCCCGTTTTCTTCTGCATCACATCTATGGTTTTAACTAGTAATGTCTCCATTAACCTATCACCATATTTAGCATAAGAGTTTGGAACTTGTGGGTCGTTAAAATTACCTA